CTCGATCCAACCATACCGATCGTCTATACCACACTCTCGTTAGAGGCGCTCCTAGCCTCATCGGACTTCCAGAACTCGAGTACGCCCGTTTTATGGGCTTCTCAGACATGGGGATACGCTTTCATAAAAAGCCATTCGAATTCCATAGAGGATGGGTCTTAGTCCACGGAGACGAAGGCTCGATGAACTCTAACGCAGGGCTTACAGCTCTTGGTTTGGCTAAAAAATTTGGTAAGTCAGTAGTCTGCGGACATACTCACAGAGCGGGTATTAGTGCCTTTACAGAGGGCATAGGAGCCTCATACAGGACTTTGTGGGGTGTCGAGGCAGGTAATGTTATGGACAAGAAGAAAGCCTCTTATCTTAAGGCTGGAAGCGCTAATTGGCAGATGAGCGTAGCAGTCATAGAAACGCACGGAAATCATGTAAGCCCTATGCTGGTTCCAATTAACAAGGATGGATCATTTACCCTTTACGGAAAGTTATACGCCTAAATCGTTATCGTTTCGTTACCTAAATGTGCTTGATTGTGTCAGATGGGCGTGAGACCGTAATCCAGTAGCCAACAATGGTTACAAAGACGGGAGCAAACAAATGAGTTTTGAAATGCCAATTATCATATTATTGATGGCAGCTAATATCTTGTGGTTTATTGTGGGTTGGGGCAAAGGCTTTGCAGAAGGCAAGCGCGAGGGTCTAATTATGGCTAAGTCTTATCAGCGAGTGACAACAGATGCTCGCTAATGAAATCCTCCTCACAGCTACAGACACGATCCGTGACCGTGGCCTATCGTACGGTCATCCTGCGGATAACCTGCAACATACCGCAATGCTCATCTCAGCATACCTACAAACACCAATCCATGATTATCAAGTCGCAGGGATTATGGTGCTCGTTAAACTTTCCAGGACTAATCAATCAGCGCAGCACATCGACAACTGGGTCGATTTATGCAGCTATGGCGCACTCGCAGGGCAACTAGCAACAGAGGAGAATGAGCTTTATGTTTAATTTAGCCGATTACGAACCAGTCGAGGTGAGACTTGAAAAATTCATTAAGGATTATCCAACATTCCGCATTGCAACAGAGCTTGAGGTGGTCGAGGCAACTCGATACATTGTTAAGGCGTATTTATTTAAGGATGCTAGCGATGGCGTTGCGTGGGCAACGGGATACGCTGAGGAGACAGTTTCTAGTCGCGGTGTTAATCAGACTTCAGCATTGGAGAATTGCGAGACTTCAGCGATCGGCAGAGCACTTGCAAATGCAGGTTATGCGCCTAAAGGAAAGAGACCAAGCCGCGAGGAAATGAGCAAGGTTGTAGCTGCTAAGCCAGTTAAGCCATCTGTTCAGGAAGTTAAAGCAGATGACCAGGATTACTGGACTACTCCAGTTAATGAGTTTAATAAAGTCGTAGATGCGCCTGTCACGCTTGACAAGGCTATGGAAACTGTCGCTGCAATTATTGGAACAGGTGAAGCTGCTGAATCACCCAGTTGCGTTCATGGAACGATGCGCTGGCGCGAAGGTGAGAAAAATGGTCGTGCCTGGGGCGGATTTCAATGCAATCAAATGAATGCGGGTGGCGTTAAATCTGACTGTCCGCCTGTTTGGTATCGCATAGGTAGTAATGGAAAGTGGTTACCACAAGAGGTGAGGATCTAATGGGAAACATCGGCATTAAAATAAATGGCGAATGGGTAGATCTCATGTCAGCCTTTGTACCATGTCAGCTTTGTAATGAGCCAGTGCAGATTCGCGATCTAGAGGACATATCATCGGACTCGGTTAATGGCGTTGTCACTTGGCAATGCTCAAAGTGTAAAGCTGTCAATGGCTAATCCTTACATGCCACCTTCAGCCACAGATAACTGGGCAACACCTAAAGATCTATGGCAACAGGCAAATGGCTTTCATGACTTCCAGCTAGATGCAGCAGCTAGTCTGACTAATCATTTATGCGATGAATGGTTCGGGCTAGATCATCCAGACCAGTCAAGGCGTGATGGCTTATCAGGTCAATGGGTAGGTCGCACTTGGGTCAATCCACCTTACGGGCGTGGCATCTATGACTGGGTCAAGAAGGCTGCACTTCATGATGATCTTGTTGTTATGTTATTGCCATCAAGGACAGACACTAAATGGTTTCATGAGTTTGTCTATCCTCACGCTGATTTACAATTTATCAAGGGCAGGTTAAAGTTTGGCACTAGCATTACAGCTGCGCCATTCCCTTCTATCTTGGTTACATTCAATGGCTAGTCAAGCAAGGAAGCACAGAGGTTTCCGCACAGAGCGTGTTGTCGCACAGTACCTATCGACTATGTGGCAGGGCGCATGTGTGGGAAGGGGTAATGGTAAGGATATTGTTAATGTACCGTTCGATGTTGAGGTCAAAGCCCGCGCTGGATTTCAACCTTTAGCATACATAAAGCAATTAAAAGCTCGAACAGCCATTTCGGGGGAATTAGGCTTTGGAGTTATACGGCTAAATGGACAAGGAGAAGATGCGGCTGAGTATTGCGCCATCATCCGACTAGCTGATCTCTTACCATTACTTCAACTTAAATACGGTCACATTACTAGCGAACCTACAGAGGCAGACATTGACCGCTGCACAGGCTGTGGGTCTTACATGATACAGAGGTGTTTAACATGCCAGCCTATGACTACAAATGCACACGATGCAATCTTAGTCAAGAGATTACCCACGGATGGCACGATCGACCAGTAATACCTTGCACTTACTGTAATGAGCCTATGTCTAAAGTTATAGCTGCAAATCCAATTCACTTCAAAGGTAAAGGATGGGGCAAAGATTGAAAACAGTATTAGATCCAGCATCAAGTATGCGATCGTTTTACTTTAATAAGACAGATGAGCGTGTTGTATTCGGTGACATTCGTGAAGATGAAACACACTTACTAACAAATGGTCAGACCATACATATAAAGCCAGATCAAGTTATGGACTTTAGGGCAATCCCTTATCCAGACGAGACATTCCAAATGGTCGTATTCGACCCACCACACATGCTACGACTATCAGAGAAGTCATGGATGCGTAAGAAGTATGGCGTGTTGGATAGCCAAACATGGCGTGAGGATTTAACAAAAGGATTTGCTGAGTGCTTTAGAGTATTAAAGACCAACGGGACATTAGTGTTTAAGTGGAATGAAGTATCTATTGGACTTAAAGAAATCCTAGAATTAACAGATCAAAATCCTATCCTGGGTCATCCTAGCGGTAAACGCATGGGTACTCATTGGGTCTTATTCATTAAATAGTTATCCACAGAAGTTATCCACAGGAGGTAAATAAGTGATGACACGCCCAAGATTAAACGGAGTGCTTGACAGTATCATTATGCTAAGTACGCAGAGCCTCTCAAAGGCTCACCGCGAGCGCCTTAGGCGCATAGCTCGCGGGGTGCTGCTAGCATTTGGGATATCTCTATTCTCAATGCAGAATGCTGGCTCTACAAGCATTAAAGAATATGTAACTTATAAAGAATTTGCTCTACATCAATTAGGTTATAACTTAAAAGAATATAAATGTTTAGCCATACTGTATGGAAAAGAAAGTGCATGGAATCCTAAAGCAGCTAATGGATCTCACTATGGAATACCTCAAGGTAGAAGTGAATGGCTTAAAGACCAAGACGGATATACCCAGGTACAATGGGGACTTGATTACATTGCTAACAGATATGGTGAGCCATGCATAGCATTGGCGCATTGGAGGAAACATAATTGGCACTAGACTTAGAAGCTACTGTTCAATGCAGTCGATGCTCAGCTGAGACACCAGAATCAGAGTTACTAGAAGTCTATGCTTGGTGGGTATGTGGTATCTGCTATGACGATCTGTAATGGCTAAGCAGTCAGCGTTAAGGTCTACTGGATCTACTACTCAATGGCGAAAGATAAGACAGTTAGTTATCAATCGTGATGGCTGCTGCCAAAGATGTGGCACTGAAGATAACCTGTCTGTCGATCACATCGTACCAAGAAGGCTTGGCGGTGATGATAGCCTTTCTAACTTAGAAGTATTGTGTGCATCATGCAATTCATCGAAGGGGGGGCGGTTTTTTGATAGTACTAAGACACCACCGACCCTTCATGGTTCTTTTTACCCCAAAAACGAGTCATCAAGCCACTATCGGCTCGAAAAGGATGAAGATGACCTATGACGGCTGAAAACGGCTCTATCGGGCTTATACAGGCACAGGAAGGGGTAGTAGAACCCCGTTATGGCTCTCAAGTGCCTAGAATCATGTCTCCAAGCCTAGATTTACCTTCTAAAGGCCAAGAGATGATTGACTTCTGCAAAGAGATCGGGTTTCCGCTTCTACCGTGGCAGGAATTGCTCGCAATAGAGAGCTTGAAATATAAGGCAGACGGCAGATGGGGTCATCCTTTAGTAGGGATCATGTTGCCACGCCAGCAGGGTAAGTCTACATTCATGGCGCTTCGGATCTTGTTTGGCATTTATCGGCTAGGCGAAAAGATGCATTTAGCCACAGCTCACAAATTAACTACCTCATCTGAAATCTTTTTTAAGGTAGGGCAGATGATTGATGACTCTCACATTCTGCAAGAAAACTTCTCGAAGAAGTATGAGTCAAAGGGAAGCCAGGAGATCCGATTTAAGAATGGGGCGCGCTACCTTATTAGAGCAGGAAACTCAGCAGCTCGTGGTATAGCAGCGCCAGATGTAATTCATATTGACGAATTACGCGAATTTGATACTGAAGAAGTCTGGTCATCTATGCGATTTACTCAAATGTCAAATAAAAACCCACAAGCCTATTTCTATAGCAATGCTGGCCATGCTGGATCTGTCTTACTGCTTAAATTTCGTGAGCGAGGACTAGCTGCTGCTTCAGGAGCCGAGGATTCTATTGGTTGGTTTGAATGGTCTGCTGAACCTGGTGCTGCGGTTGATGATAAAGAAGCCTGGTATCAAAGTAACCCATCTTTAGGTCATACAGTCCATGAGGACAATATAAAAGATTCTTTGTCAGACCGT